AAAAATCAGGAATTCTTCTAGATCGCATGCTCATAAAATTCAAGCGGCTGTTGCTATGGAACAAAGGGCGAGAGAGATGGGTAAAACCTCTGAGGCAGCAGTCTATCGAAAGTACATCAATTCGATGAAAAAGAAAACTAAGAAGATGAATGAGGAAAATGGAGAGGAGATAATTAAAAAATATTATGAAAATCAAAAATCTCCAAGTGATGCAGCTGAAGATAAGATTAGAAAATTTAGAGAAAAAAATCCAAGAAAGGAAAAAGGTGATAAACCAGAAGTGAAAGAGGCCTTTCTTCCTTTTGGCAAAAGATCAAAAATTGGAAGTCTTGGACAATCTACAGGATCAAAAAGAACTCTTGATTCACCTAGAATCCCTGGCGATGGTTCTAATAAACGACTTAGTACCGACAAAATGAGACAGGGTGGTGATGGATCTAATGTGTCAGATGATAAACAAAGAAAGTTTAAAAAATATGACACCACAGCGAAAGTCACAAAGGATACTCCTACTCGTGAAAAACAACCAGATGATGTTAGAGAAGGAATGCACAATCATCCTGAGTTTGCATTAATCACAGTCGCTGTTGATGAGTTAGAAAAAGGATTGATGGAACTTGGTGCAATCACATATAAGTCTGTTGATGAATTGATGCAAGGTATATCAAAACGTAATAACATATCACCAACTCTTTTACATAATCAATTCAAGGCAAAACATCTTACCATTCCAGATAAT